GTCGATCCGAATGGCGGCCGTTACCAAATCGGATTTCAGCTGCCACACTTTGACGCCTTTACACGTGCCTGGCGAGCTCACGGCCTGCCTGCCCCTTTGGGCATCGGCTGGCTGCATATCGGCGGCGCGGAATACGTCTGCGAGGTATGGCAATCCGCCTATGGGCATCCGGCGCGCAAGCGTACCTGGCTGTTCTACAAGGGGCCCAAGCCGCCCCAGTTGCGGTGGGACCGCGAGCCGGGTAAGTACCAGGTCGGATGGTTCGATCGGATCAAGCCCACCTTAGGTAAGGCCGCTGCCATGGCGACGCCCCCTGAATTCCGCGATGAGCTCTTGACGCTCGCAAGACACGCGAAAGTGTGAAATAGGACTTGACGGCCTATCGTGAATATAGGACACTATGTCCTATCAAGACGGAGGCCGATATGTCACGCAAGAAACAGAAGATCTCAGGGATGCATACGCATATGCTGCTTTGGAACCTTCGGGCTATGGAGAACAGTGCGGCGTATGCGCCAGAGCAGTTGCGGGACGAGTACATTGCAAAGCGCGATGAGTTGGCGCCGCAATATCGGGCCGAACTGGACAAGCGCGGCGCGGAATATCCGAAGACACTGGACGATGCTGATTGGGAAATCGCGCTGGCGAGGGCTCTGGGGTTTGACGAGCCGCAGCCGCGAAAGGTGGGCCGCAAGGACACCGCCTCCGGCAAGATGATGCAATTGACGGAAGTATGGGATGCGGCGAGACGTACCTATGTGATCAGACAATGACCGCCAAGCAGTTACAGACCCTGCTGGACAAGGCACGCAAGACGCAGCGCGGCATGGCGCAGGCCATCGGAATCAGCGAGCGGAATATGCGACGTTATTGCGCTGGCGATCTGCCGATTCCGAGGGTTGTAGAGTTGGCCGTTCGCTGCGTTGTGCAACACAGAGACGCTGACAACCAATGAGCAGGTACACAAAAGAACAGTTGGACAGCCTGTTAAAAAAGGCTGCGGATTTCCTTGCAATGCATTCAGATCCGGAATTGCGAGCCGCTTCCGGTTGGTTACACGGCTATGTGGACAGAACGCGCGATCGGCGCGAGGCGCAACGAGCAGGGTGTACCTTGGCTTACTACCGCAAGCATTTAAAACCGGCGGTTGCTGACTACCGGGACCTTTGAGCCGATAACCAACTATAAGAGCAACATGTCTAAATTCAGACCGAAGCAAGCCGCCAAACTCTTCTGCCCTACTGCAAAGTCAAGGCGCTCTGGAGTTCATGGATGGCAGGTATTCGATAGCGTCACTGGCGAGGTACTTGGCTCGGGCCAATGCGCAGAAAGCGCATGGCATCTGGCCTATGTTGAGCTGTCTCAAAGAGCGACCCCAGCGCCAGCGTCTAACTCAAGGGGGCAACCATGAAGATCGTCTGGACACTCATCGCGCTCGTAGTTCTCGCCGTGATCGCCATGCTTCCAAGGTGGCGAGTCGATCAATTTGACGCTTGGTGCAAAGAGCACCATTACGACGGCGCCTGCGGGAATTGCCAGACCCCTGAGGGTGACCCTAACGCGGCGTGTCTTCGGTGGAGGATGAATGCATCCGGAAAGCAAGCCGCCGATATTGTTGGGCGAGATGAAGTCTTAGCCATCGAGCGGCGGCGGAAGACGGAATCAGCCGCTCACCGGTTATGAGACAGTACTAACTTATGAGTGCGATAGAGCCAAAACTGCAGCGAATCCGGGCGATCATGGGCCGCGAACGATATCCATTTAAGAAAGGCAAAACGCAGCTTTTCGAGTTGGCGGACGGCCGATTTGGGTTCAACTGCTTGGCAGGATCTGCAGGCTTTTGGAAGTACTACGATAGATACGTGGTGAACGATTCGTTCATAGGGGTACGCGGATGACATACGAGACGGTTGATCGCATCCGGAATTCCCATCGGCATGCGAAACCGAATCCGGCTGAGAACCCCGCATGGGCGAATTGCCATATGGACTGCGGGATTCTGTTGGCCGAGATCGAGCACCTGAAGGCGTACCAACTGCAGATGAACGAGATCCTGAAGGAGAACGCTGCCCTGCGCAATGATCTGACGGCGATAGGATTGGAGCGCGATCGGCTGCAGGCTGACGTAGAACGATTGACACGGAAGACTCCGACTACTCACGAACCGGTATCAGCTCACAAAGTCCAGTGTGGCTGTGGCTGGGTGGGCATGACAACGGAACTGGTGAGGCTCGATGGTAAGCACGAGTGCCCCGCCTGCAGCGCCGAGTTTAAGGCCCTGAATGCGTGGCCACCGTTGAAATCGGAAGTGCGCCACTGCACAAACTACCTTACCTATCCTGGCGGTCAGAGTTGTTGCACACGCGAAGCTGGCCATTCCGGCTCATGCTTGTTCTAAGAGAACCAGAGGAAGTCTATGAGCTTTACAATCCACATTCCCCACTGGCTCCCATGGGTTTTCGCATGTGTCGGTAGTTTTGTCGCTGGCTGGTTCGCCAGCATAGCCCATGGGAATATTTACTTTGGTCGCGCTGTCGGACGTATGTTTGGTTGGTACTGAGCCGCGTCGCGTCGAGGAGAGAGTCGATGACCAAAGTTCACGAAGGCACTTGCACATGTCCGGTCTGTTGCCCTGACAAATGGGCGATCAACCGAATGATGCAGAACCACCTGCATGGAGTTTTGACTCAGACGGGCATCGCATCTGATAAGCCTTCAGACGCCGCGCTCGCGCAAATATTGGCTCGATTGGAGCGGATCGAAGCAATTCTGGCTGCTCACATCAAAGAGACCATCGTATAGCGGAAGCGATGCTCCATAGGGCTTCACAGATGAATAACACAGAAGCGAAATTCAACCAAGGCGATAAGGTCTTTGTGGCGATCATCCCGGAGATCTATTGGGCTCCCATGGACTCATGGTGGGGTGGTTATTTGGCGACAGTGAGGGACCGGCGCCAGAATGAGTTCGGAGTTTGGGTCTATCGTCTGTGGTGGGATAATGAGAAGGCGCAGTCGTTGATGGCAAACGAGTGGAGACCTGAAACATGTCTATATGCCCACAACTCTACCCCGGACAGCGAATCAATACACCCGCCAGGATGAGCATCCCTGCGCTCCTATAGAGTAAGTGTCTGCGAAGCGCTCAAAACCGCTGAACTATTTTTGCTGCGAGGCAATGAATGTGTCCTGAAGGGAATGCACGCGAGGCGCTAGCTGATTGGATGGCCTACAAAGATCCAATAAGCCGCCACGCAGGCAAGACCCGCCCAGCCCAGTGAAACCCTGGGGGATGGCACGTTCAGCGCTGCCAGGACGAACAGCACGAAAGCGGCAACGAGCAGGATAAGTCCGATCATGGTTGCACCTACTTTTTGACAGCAATGGTATTCAACGCGTCAGTCTTGGCTGCGCTACCAGCTGAGGATCCGAAGTAGTAGGCAACGATGCCCGTCCAGGCCGTACCCAGCGAGCCGACCATCACGAGCATGACGTCCCCGCCGCTGACGGGCTTTCCCTCCACCACCAGATACCCCAGCACCCCGAAGAACCCCACCGTGACTAGATAGGCCATGTACCGCGGGGTTGAGTCCTTGACCGCAATCTCCCGAGCTCGAGCATTGGCGATGTCGTCGAAGACCAGCTTGTTCTTTTCAATCCCCAGCTTCTCCAGCTGCAGCTCGAAGTCCTGATCAGCTTTCTTGAGTGCCAACAGCTGATCCGGGGTCGCTGTCAGCAATGCCGCCTCTGTCGCTTTACCGTCGTCCTTGGGCGTTCCGAGTACGGCTGAGAGGGCGGCACTGGCCAAAGGCCCGAACGGCCCTCCGACCGCCAGGGCAACCGTGGGAGCGACTGTGCGTAGGATCTGCAGAGCTTTTTCGCCAAGTGTCATAGCTGCAATCTCCGAGCGAGCACGCCAACGTGCTGGCGTGTAATGCCAAAATCTCGCGCTATCGGCAGGCATTCCTCACCTGCGTTTCTGCGCCGGGAAACTTCACGCGCCTGTTCAGGCGTCAGTTTGAATATGGGTTTTGGGGGGAACCGCAGTTCCATGCCTAACGCTATCCGCATGGTTAGCCACCCTAGTATCCCAGCGTAGATTGTCCAGTCGGTTGTTATGAATGTCTCCATCGTTATGACACGCCTGATGATGGGAAGACGGCCTCATTTCTTTGAAAGTCTCAAGAACGAGCAAATGCACTTTTCTGTCGGTGCGAACCGCATCTTTGTATAGCCCGACCTTGGGACGTCCGTCGATGCCATCAGCCCGTCTTTTTAGAATGACTCCACCTCTTATTCCATGAGGCGTCATGCGAGGGAGACTCCGTACGCGACCCAAATCGCTAACTTCGTAGAGAGTTTCGAAAGATTTAATCGGGCACCAACT